TCGCTGTAAAAGATTTGGAACGTGCTATAGGTGGATTATCTGATAAACAACGAAATAAGATTTTTATGAATGGTAAGGCTTGGATGAATTTAGAGGTTATGTGGCCTAAGTCAGCAAATGTGATTAATTATGATAAAGCGGAGATAGTATTTCATGGAGCACTTGAATATGATGATAGTGGAAATGCTGTGGGAGAGGCAAAAGATAGTGCAAGAATGTTAGCCGGTATGATTAAACAAGTAAATAAGAATATACAGAAACATTATAAGATTGGAAAACCAAATTTCCTTACAGTTCCTAAACATCAGGATTTTGACAAGAAGAAAAAGTATTTTTTGAATAAATTATCCAAATTACAAAGAGAATATAAATTAAAAGACAATGATACATTAGCACTTTACCATCAGAAGTTTTGGGAAGATTTTATTAAACAAGGTGAAGGTATGTATACATCTGGAATCCCCAAGAAAGTGCAGAAAAAACTTGTTAAACGGTGGGCATTTTTTGATAAGAGTTATAAGATAGCCACAATCAAAAAAGATTTAGAAAAATACCCGGCATTTTTAGAATGGGTTTTAGGTGTTGATAAAGATAACCATGCAGCAATAGTTAAAGCAAATATGAAACCATTTGAGGAGTTATTTTTTGAGGTAGGAGCAGAAATAATGAAAAATGTGAGTGGTTGGTTAGCAGCAAGTCCAGATTCTACGGTTCAACGAGTGAAAAAACAATTAGATACGGCCATTAAGAATGTTAGAAGTGGTGGAGACTTGAAAAAACTTAATACATTAAAATTACAATTAGATAAATTGAATTCAATAGGTGGATTAGACTCAATAGTTCCAAGTGAGGGAATAGTTTTCAAATATAATGGAAAAACATTTAAATTTACGGGCGCATTTGCTCCAATCAATCAAATAACAGGACTTATGACATTCTAATGGAAGATTTCGAAGATTTTCAAGAAATTTTTAAGATGAAAAAGATGAATAATATTAAATTTATTATTAATATTATTGGTTTGGTGGGTGCATTAGGTGGTGGATGGTACAAATTAGAAAATAGGGTATCTAATTTGGAAGAAGAAATTAATAAACAGAGTGAAATTAAAAATATACAAGCAGAAATAGAATTAATGAAAAGGGATCAAGAACTTGAAGATTTAAAATTCAAGATGAAACTTGATTCGTTACAAAGGAGTTAGTTTATGAACGAACATCAAAGACACGTTAAGGCAAGACAAGATATTATGAAGGGTAATACACCCGAAAAACGAATTTTTGTCCATATGGAAGATTTAGAAGCAAAAAAGAAACGACAGGATGAAGTAAAGGCGGATAGAGAGAAAAGAAATGACCGAATGGACGTTTTAAAGGATGCAAAAATACCTTGGTTTTGTCCAGAATGTAATAAAGTGATGAAACAGAGGCTGGATGATAAAATGTACAGATTACATAATCATTGTTTTGATTGTCAAATAAAATTTGAGAATAAACTTCGCATTGAGGGTAAATATGAAGAATGGGAAGAAAAAAAGGTGTTAAATAATCAACTTTCTTATATAAAAGATCAAATTAATAGTATAGATGATTGGAAAGATGAGACTTCGAAACCTTTAGAAGTTTTTGATCAGGTAGGAGTTCAAGATGTAGAATTACATACTGAAAAATGGAGTCAAAATAAGGAAAAGGTTGAGGAAATGTCTAACGAAGCTCTCGAAGAATTAAATAAAATGAAAGAAGATGTTGAAGAAAAACTGAATAGTTTTGAAATTTAATATTTATAAGTGTGTCAGTGTATATTGGAGAAAATGAATGATTAAATTAAAAGATATGATGAGTGAAGCTGATGAAGATAGTGTATCGACCGCGGATGAAAAACAGGCTAAACGGCTTAAGAAGCCATTAACAAACGCCATTGCAGGAATTGGAAGGTCAATCGATAACATCAACAAAATGATGTCAGATTTTAATTCTCCTGGTTTGAAGCATGCATTTATAGATGCAATCAAAATTGGTGTAAAACAACAGGGTAAATTTGATGAACGAGCAGCTTACAAACGTTTTGAAGATTATTACAAAAGATAATGATTAAAATGAAAGAATTAATAAAAGAGGGTAAATTATCCGATAAAGAAGCCGGAAAGATTTTAGATGAATTAGTTAAATTATTTAAAAGTAATAAACATGGTGATTCATTAAAATATTTATTTACAGATAGAACTTATAGAAGATATGCTATAAGAGCAATTAGGAGCTCACTTTTATGATCAAAATGAAGAAATTATTGGAAGAAAAAGTAGATATTGATGATATTTCTTGGAATCACCAAAAATTATTAAAAGTTGGTGGAGATTATATTCATAAGACTCGTGATGGACGACTTTGGTATGAACTTGATGATGATATTAAAAAGAGTAAGAATAGAACTTTAATAAAATACTTTAAGGAGTATGATAAAGCTCGTCTTAAACTTCAACATGCCGGTGCAATGTTGACAAGGGCATTTAATTTGGAAAAAAGATGATTAAATTAAAAGACATACTAATAAATGAAACAGCATCTACCCGTGCAATGAGAGATTCTGAAGATGGGGCTTCAAAACAATTTCTTAAAGATTTTGATAAGGCATTTAAGAAGAAATCTAAAGAATTGGGATATGGTAAGTTAAGTAAAACGGTCAAGTCTTACAATGTTCAAGTATCTAAACCTGCTGGATTTAATAAACCAATAACATTTGATAAGAGAAAAGGTATTGAGGTGGATTATCAAATTGGTGATTTCGTTAGACCTGGTAGAGAATTGAGCACTTATAAATTAAAAGATTTTATTAAAGATATGAAAAGAGGATTTAGTGGATATAAGATAGAAAAGACAGGTGTAAAAACTCATTTTTATTTATCAAAAGGTGGAAATACATATCACTTATCATACACACCAACAATTGCAACGTCTCATGTGATGGGAAGTTCGAGAGTATAATGAGAGATTATTTAAAAGAATTTAGTGGTGATGTCATAGGTGATTTTTTAGTTGAGAATGATATTAGTGATATTTTAAAAGAAGGAACTGCAGGTAGAAATGCACCTACTGATGATGGACCACCTACATTCTACAAAACTTTAACAGACTATAAACAAGAATCTAAGGGTTGGGTAGAATCATTACAAAATGAATTAGGATGGAAAGTAGTTCAGTATATTTTGGGTAAAGGAGCAATGGATCCAGAAGAAGATTATACAATGTCATATAGAGCAGTAAATCCTATATCTTATGGTAAGATAAAACCCTATAAGAAGGCTTTACGAGATGTAATGGATAATTTAGGTTGGACTGTAATTAAATGGATGGGAGTTGATAAAGACCAACAAATGGCCGGGGCACCAATTCCTTCAGGTATTGATGCAGATGGTAGAATAGGGGATGAAACACGAAATACTTCAATGCAAGAAAAGGGTTTAACTGTTGATGGTGAAGATAAACCAAATCCAAAATTTAGTGGTAAGAAGAAACGACCAAGACTTCATGTTGAAAAATATGAACCATTAACAAAAGATTGGTGGAGTGATGAACTTAGAGAATTGATTACAGAGGGTGGAGCATACGGACATATGGCACATCCTTTTGATGATAAAGATTTGACATTTAAAGATTTAAAAAATATCATAGAAATGGGATTGGGTGGAGAGTTAAATCGTGAAGATAATGTAACGGAAAAACTTGATGGACAAAACCTTATGATAAGTTGGAGAGCATAATGGCAATTACAATAGACGTTAAAAAAGGTGATACTATACTTGTAGGAAAATTTAAAAACAAGAAAATGGTAATAAAAGATATAGGTGTAGATAAACACGGAATGCCAACAATAAATGGAAGAAAGGCTACTACATTTAGAATACACAAAAAAGTCAATATTTTTGATAAAGGTTTTGATGAAAAAATTGATAGGGATGCGGAAGGATATGGAAAATATGATGATACTGATGATAGTGATTTTGATGAACCTTCAAAAACTAAACAGTTAGAGAGTAAGTCTACTTATAAAAAAATAATGGAGATGAAATAATGGAGTGGTTAAAGAAGTTAGTAGTTGCAATTTTAGGACTTTTTGGTTTAAGTACACTTTTAAGTGCTAATAAATCAAAAGAAGTAAAGGAATTAGGGAAGGTAATCAAAGAAAATAAGAAAAAAACAAAAGAAGTAGTTAAAAAAATAGAAAAATTACAAGAACATAAAAATAAAAATAAAAAAGAAATAACAAATTTAAAAAGAAAATTGACCAGAACAAAAAATGAGGTCAAAAAGATGGAAACGGCCTATGAAAATGATGAAGTAGAAGATGCAGCAGATTTTTTAAGGAAGTTTTCAAAGAGTAAATAATTATATATATGTATATAAGGAGAAAATAAAATGGCTATTGGAGATAGAACACCACCTGCAGTAAGAGGTAACCTTGGTAAATATAATAATGTTCACCTTGTTGGTAATAGTACAACCTTTTTTGCAACAGGTTCAAATGAGGCCGCTGCATTCGTAGTAGCTGGAACTAGATCACAGATTACATTAACATTTTCGGGCGGAGGAACATCCGCTGGTGATGTTTTTGATGCTGGTGTCGTTCATGAAATTGGAGTTCAAAAAGCTGTAACTGGTGCCGGAAGCACAGTTTATCTACTTAGATAAGGAGTGAATATGAAATATCTTTGGATATTATTGATATCCATCCCACTATTCGGACAGACAACATTTACACAAGAAGAAGCGCTGGAAATGATTAAACAACGAGATGCTCAATGGGAAGGTAAAATTGAAAAGGCTGATTTGTTGATAGCATCACAGAAAGTGGTAATCACAGACCAAGAAAAATTAATTAATGAGTTAGAATCACAGTCCAATCTTGATTCTTTAATAATAGTGGCAAAGGGTAAACAAATAGAATCTTTGAAGGCACAAAATGTGGCCAATGAAAAAATGGCAAAGTTAGCAAAACCAAGTTGGTATGAAAACAAGTGGCTATATTTTGGATATGGAGTGGCCGCAGTAACTATTCCAACTTATTTTGGGATACAAATAGCGGACTTAGCAAAATAATGAGTGACATAAAAGCAGTCATCAAAGCAGAATATCTAAAATGTGCACAGGACCCTGTGTATTTTCTAAAGAAGTATGCTGTTATACAACATCCAATACAGGGTAAAATTCCATTTGCATTATATAAATTTCAAGAAAGTACAATATATGATTTTGAAAAACACAATTACAATGTTATTCTGAAAGCCCGTCAGTTAGGTATATCCACACTTACCGCTGGATACGCATTATGGATGATGACTTTTCAGAGTGATAAGAACATATTGGTTATTGCAACTAAACAAGATACCGCTAAAAACTTGGTTACGAAAATCCGAGTTATGCACGCAAACTTACCAAGTTGGGTTAAGTCAAAGTGTGTTGAGGACAACAAATTATCATTACGATACTCAAATGGTTCACAAGTAAAGGCGATATCAAGTACTGAGGACGCAGGTCGTTCAGAGGCTCTGTCATTATTGATACTTGATGAGGCAGCATTTATTGACAAGATTGATACAATATGGACTGCTGCACAAAGTACTCTATCAACTGGTGGACAATGTATAGCACTTTCAACACCAAATGGTATAGGTAATTGGTTTCACAAAACTTGGGTAGGAGCTGAAGAAGGTGATAATGATTGGAATTTTATTAAATTACATTGGACTTTACATCCAGACAGAGAACAAGAATGGAGAGATGAACAAGATAAGTTGTTAGGTCCTTCAATGGCAGCACAAGAATGTGATTGTGACTTCATCACTTCAGGTCAAACTGTAATTGATGGTGTTATTTTAGAAGAATATAGAAATACACAAATTGAAGATCCAGTTGAAAAGAGGGGAATGGATAGTAATTTATGGATTTGGAGACAACCTGATTATACTAAGAATTATGTAGTTGCTGCTGACGTTGCTCGTGGTGATGCATCAGACTTTTCTGCATTTCATGTAATAGAAATAGAGAGTATGGAACAAGTAGCAGAATATAAGGGAAAAATACCTACCAAAGATTTTGGTAATTTATGTATGAACACTGCTGTGGAGTATAACAACGCATTACTTGTGATTGAGAACTCAAGTATTGGTTGGGCTACTATACAACAAGTTATTGATAGAGAGTATGATAACCTATTTTATACAAGTAAAGATTTACAGTTTGTAGATGTCGCAAGACAAATAACAAACAGATACAGACAAAAAGATAGACAAATGGTACCTGGATTTAGTATGACTTCTAAGACAAGACCATTGGTAATAGCAAAATTAGAAGAATATTTCAGAGAGAAATCTGTAATCGTTCATTCGGACAGATTGATTGATGAATTGTTTGTTTTTATATGGAATAATAATAGAGCTGAAGCAATGCAAGGATACAATGATGACCTTCCAATGAGTTTGGCGATAGGATTGTGGGTAAGAGATACTGCACTTAGATTAAATGCAGAAGGAATTGCCTTACAAAAAACAGTCCTAAATAAAATGTTAGATTATGAACCAGTTTACACTCCAGAAGAAGAAAGAGCTGAAGGTTGGGAGTGGGATATACGTGGTGAAAAAGAAGATCTAACTTGGTTAATAAAATAATAAGAGGATAAAATGGCAGATACAACATTAAGAAGTAGATTAAGACGACTTTTTTCCACAAATGTAATCGTAAGACATGCAGGTGGAAAAACGTTAAAAATAGCTGATACTGATAGAGTACAGTCAATGGAGAGAAATCGTCTTGTAGATAGATGGTCAAGACTTCATTCTAATTTAACAACTGGTGGGTATGGACACGCACAGGCAATTAGTTTTCAGGCACAGAGGTTGGCCCTATTTAGAGATTATGAAGAAATGGATAGTGATGCTATTATATCAAGCGCACTTGATATTTATGCAGATGAATCCACTATGAAATCAGAATATGGACAAGTATTAGAGATTCGTTCTGAAAATGAAAATATCCATGATATTCTACATAATCTTTTTTATGATATTTTAAACATAGAATTTAATTTGTGGCCTTGGGTTCGTAATATGTGTAAGTATGGTGATTTCTTTTTAAGATTAGAAATTCAAGAA